ATAAATTTATCTATTGCATTTTTGATAGATAAATTAATACTAATGGTGATTCCAAACCATAAGAGGAAAAATTATTTTAAAGAAAGGAAGGAAGATTATAATGGCAGCATTAAATTACGCTACTAAGTATGAAAGAGCATTAGCTCAAGCATATCCAAACGTGCTACATTTTAGTGAATTACATGCATCACCTAACAATGCATTATACAAATTCCTAGATGCTAAAACTATCAAAATTCCATTCTTAACTACTACTGGTAGAAAGAATGTTGATAGAGATAACATTAATGGAGTATTTGCTAGAAATGTTGACAAGGATGACCAAACATTAACTATGAGATTCTATCGTGAGTGGAGTACTTTAATTGACCCAGCTGATATGGATGAAACTAATCAAGTTTTAACTATCACTAACGCAACTAAAGTATTTAATGAAACTCAAAAATTCCCAGAAAAAGATGCTTATCTTATTTCTAAAATATATGGAGATTTCGTTGAAGCAGGAGGTACTGCTGATACTACTGCATTAGATGCAAGTAATGTATTAACAGTATTTGATAACTTAATGACAGAGATGGATGAAAGAAACGTTCCAGCAATGGGAAGAATTCTTTACTGCACTCCTGGAGTTAAGAAAATATTAAAATCTGCTGATGGTATTTCAAGAAGCATTATAGTTAATGGTTCTAATGATGAAACAATCAGTCGTGTAGTTTCAAGATTAGATGAAGTTAAATTAGTTAGTGTTCCAAGTGTATTAATGAAAACAAAATATAAATTTGATGAAGGTTATGAAGTTGATGAAAATGCAAAACAAATCAATATGTTATTGATTCATCCAACTACAGTAATCACTCCAGAAAAATATGAATTTGCTGGAACTGAAGCTCCTAGTGCTCATACTAAGGGAGATTATCTATACTATGAAAAATCTTATGAAGATGTATTTATCATCAATAAGAGATTAGCTGGTATAGCATTCAATGTTGAAGCTTAATATGGAGGTATAATATGAAACAAGAGGTATTACAAAAAATCATAGCTATACTTGGTGATAATTACCAAGCAAGCGATTCATCAGTTCTAGAATCTTTATTGGACCAAGTTATTACACAAGCAAGCTATATCAGTAATAGAGATATAGATTTAGAATCACAAGAAGATGATAATTTCAAATTATTAACTCCTGAGATTATAAATGCTACAGTGATAGCTTATCAAACAAGAGGAGTAGAATCAGTGAAATCACAAAGCGAGCTAGGACAAAGTAATACCTTTGTTGATTATACTGAAAAGCTTAGAACTGATATAATTAAAAATGGAAAGAGAGTGATTAGATAATGAAACAATTAACTAGACTCGAATCCATTGACTTATATAAGATAGGGAAAGAAACTTTACCAGATGGAGATTCACAAGAAACTGAAACTCTAATCGGTAGTTATAAAATAATAGCTCAAGAATTAAATGATAACGTATCAGCTACTATATACGGAGCTGACATTAATAAGATTCTAAGAATTTCTTCAGTTAATAAAATTCTAGAGATTTTATTAAAAGAGAAATTGAATAATACTTCTGATAATATTTCAAAGTATAGAATTCATTATGGTGATAGTTCTTATAAAGTAAAAGACGTGAAATCAAAATATATTGATATAGAGAGGTTATAAGTTATGCAGAATCTAGGAACATTAAGAAGACTCCTAGAGACTCCTATTAGTGATTATAATATTGAAAAGATATTAACGAAAGCAGCTACAAAAGTTCAAGCTGATATTCAATCACTTGCTCCAGAAGACACAGGTGCATATAAAGCATCTATTAAAATATCACCAGTAGAACATGACCATTCTACTCATAAGATTAAAGTTTATACTAATCTTAATTCTGGATGGAAAAATGTTCCTCTAGGTTGCTTATTAGAATGGGGTACAGGAGTTAAGGGTGAATCTACTAACACATATGACCACGGCTATCCATATAGACAAACTCCTTGGGTATATTATAATGAAAGATACGGACGTTGGATTTTCACTCATGGAAATATAGCTAGACCGCATTTCATCCCTGGACTATATAATAATGAATCTTATTTTGAAAAAGTTATAAGGGAGGGAATCAAAAATGCTAAATGATTTAAGAAAACTATTACAATCTAGACTTAGTGAAATCGAAGGACTTAGTTCTGGTAAAGCTAAACCTGACGATGTAATAGAAGAAGATGAAATCTATTATGGTTATGAATTGACTACCTCAGCTGATAACTATGGACTAGAATATCAGTTTAGTGAATTATCTATTACTTTAACTGGTAGATTAGTTAGTAAAAATAAATCAGTGTCTGTGATGGACTCTTATGCTTCTCAAATAGCACAAGTTCTAAAAGACTTAAGATTTAGATATACTATTCAAGATGTCACTAATTATGATTACATTAATAAAGTTCTTATTAATGGAAGGACATCTTTAAATGAAGTTAATAATCATTTAAGATAAGGAGGTATGATTATGGACCCAGATGCAAAGGTACAAGTAGCTACTATGGGAACTAAATTAGAGTATTCTACAAACTTAACAAATCCAAGTTATACGAGAGTTTATGGTTTAGCTAGTACTCCTGATTTCGGAGGACAACCTAATAAAATAGATACTACTACTTTAGATAACACAGTTAGTGAAACATCTACTAATGGACTACAACCAGCAGTAGAATTATCTTATGAATTCAATGTTCAAGAATTGAATGATGCTAATGCTAACTTAAGACAAATCAAAACTTTAGCTGATGCTAAGACAAAAGCTAAATGGAGATTAACTAAAGCTAGTGGAATGACTATTGAATATGAAGCTATCCCTAGTATTAGCTATACAGCTGATGAGCAAGGTGGTATTGAAAAGTTTACAATGTATCATGATTTAAAATCTGACTTAACTATTTCATTACCAACTATTAAAAATGGTTAATAAGGTAGGCTTCTAAGTCTACCTTATAGCTTATAATATTAATTAATATTACAAGTGATTCATAAAGAGAGTTTATGAAAGAAAGGAAATTAATTATGAATAATGAATTAATTAAAGTAATAGGTGAAAAAGAGTTTCACTTCAAATTCAAATCAAAGAAATGTATTGATTTAGAAAAAGCAACAGGAAAACAATTCTTAGAATTGTTACAAGATGTTTCAATGAATAACATTGCAAGATTATTAAAAGCTTCTTGCGTTTCTCCAGAAAATATTGATGAATATGAATTACTAGATTCTCTAATGGAAGATTCTTCATTAGAAAATATCATGCTAGATATAATTTATGAAACAGCAACTATTTCTGGTATTATAAGTAGAGCTGATAAAGATAAGATTGACAATGCAGTTTCAGATGAGAAAATGAAACAAGAAATTCTTGAGAATAATAAAAAAAAATAGACATCTTTGATTCTATACATAGCTTATATATAGAATTAGCAAAACTAGGTTATCACTTAGAAGAGATGTATGATATGTCTATTAAAGAGTTATTATTCTCTCTGAAATACAAACGTGAAGGCGATGCATACTTTTATTGGAAAGTTGGAGTAATGACTCGAGCTGGGGTAAATGCTAAAACATTCCCTAAAAATCCAGAAGCAGCATCGCCTGAGTTGTTTGAAAAGAAAAAATCGGCTAAGATGCCTGACTGGTTAGTAGAAGACTATCAGAAAAAACTAAATGAAAAATTTAAAAGAAAGGAGGAATAATCTATGGAGAATGATATGAGTGTTTCTCTTACATTAGATACCAAAAAATATAATGAGAGAATAGGAGAAGCACTTGATACTTATGATTCGTTCGTCAGAGCTGTTAATAAGAACCCTGCTAAGTTCAAATTTGATACTGATTCTCTTGGAGAAATAAACAAAGTATTTAAAGATATTCGTAAAACTGCTTTCAATGAATTGAATGCTATCACTAAACAACTTAATAACATAGGTATTAAGAAAATGAGTTTAGAGATGGACAATTCTGGTGTTATGAATTCACTTAAGCAGATTCAATCACAATGGGAAGATTTAGATAAACAAGTTCAAAAATATCAAAAGATAATTGATATGAATGATAAACTTGGACCAGTAAATTCTTATTATGCTGCTAGAGGTACTAATGAAAGTTTCTTGAAATCAGAAGGAGTAAATACTAATGAGATTAAAGGAGACAGTGCTGATGTAGCAATTAATATGTCTTCAGCTGCTATAGAAATAGCTAATAATAAGATTCAAGATTTACAACATTCAATGCAATTATTAGACCAAGATGCTGAAAAGTTCCAAGCTATAATGGACAATAATGATATTAAGATAGATAAACTTAATAAGACAGCAGAACCATTACAAGCTACATTTGATAGTATTATTAGTGATTTACAAGCTAACCCTATAGATACTTATTTTGATAGTTCAATATTACAACAATACAATGGAGAAGTTGATAATGTAAATGATGGTTTGAAAAGAA